GCGAGCATCCGAGATTGGAGATTCATGGTATCTCCAGGCAACACTTCATCCACCAAAAAGGGTATCAATTGACCGCCGTCAAAGGCAGTCTTGTACCCATGCGAACGGTCGAAAGAAGACCGTTGAAGCCCAGGTCCGGAGACCGTCGCAAAATCAAAATTCATTACGCTGGGAAGCTTCATAGTAAACTCCGATAGCCGGCTACCTGCCGGAAACCATATAATAGGCAAATAATGCCATCACGGCAACGGAATAGTGCACCAACCGCATAATGCGATGGCAGCCCTGCGCGGACCGTGCCGGTCCTTGCTCTTGGCGTAAAAGCCAAAAAGGGGCCCCCCTTTCGGAGGACCCCTTGTGACACCAGAGGCAGGCCGCTCCCGGCCTTTGCCCACCTTGGTGCCACTAGACACCAACTAACGCGCAACTCCACGCTCTTCCGCTCACGCCCAGGTTGTGTCCCAGCGGCTAGTAGTTGGTGTCAGTAAACACCATTACATCAAGAAGGAGATGGTGTTTTAGGCCCCTTAGGGGCCTTGTAGGACGGCTGAGCCTCCGGGTCAGCCTGAGGAACGAGAGATGTCTGTTCGACCTTCTGAGCAGCCTTTTGCTGCCTCTCACGTTCCATCTGATAGGATAGCTCGGGATCATGAATGAGACCGAGCCGAACCGCCTCTCGGCGATTCTCAGGCTTTTCGATGAACGAAAGAAGCACATGCGGGTCGTTATAGAAACGCCCGCGAATCCTGGCCGGAAGAGATGCGAAATCTTCGCGTATAGTAGCCACCTTATTCATCATCTCATGAAAAGAAAGGGAGGGGACATCGATGAACATGGGCTTACGCCCATTGGGATTGCCTTGCATGCGAGCCTGCAAGTGCTTGGTAGACATATAATTGATATCGGTCCGTTCCACGTCCGATTGAGGTACCGGATTGGGACCGGATTCAGGATGCATTCCACGCCGGGTTTCACCGCGATTAATTTCCATTCTGGGGCTCCTTGGCCAACAATTGGGCCACATTGAAGATGAATTCGGGTTTGGTTTGAATCACGAAAGTGCCCTCTTCCTCATCAAAAGCTCCGACCTTAAAAAGGTCGAAATCAGAGGGGTAAAGAGCGAGCGACGAAGTCTTGTCCTTGCACAGTTGTTCGAGGGAACGTTGAACCTCGATAACGGACTTTGCAAATGAAGGCCGATAGTAAGCACCGACCTTTTTGTCGAAAATTGAATACGCGTAAATCAACTTGATACCTCCACGTTTGATATGGTCCTCAGCCAGCTTGTAGAGACCGTCCACAAGTACCTCCTTTCAAGGTCCATTTAATATACCTCATATATCATCACGCGTCAAGCTCTTTATCTGAGCTTTTTTAACACGATGTTTAGTGGACAATTGAGGGGCACCCTTATCCTTGTCCGACCAATACTTCAAATCAGCTTCGAAAGCACGCCGAGATGTCTGAATCTCATGCTCCAGAGGATTAGACCTCTTGAGCTTCATCAAATAATAGTTAGGAGGCCGCGTCTTAACACCGCGGACCACCAACCTTCCAAAGGGGAAAATATCACCATGGTATTTCTCATACCATGAAGAGCCTAATCCAGGCATCCGAGACATACGCACAAACTCGGGCTCAATACCGAGGTCCGTATACACCTTGGCCTCAGGGCCAGTCTTCTTATCTACGATGTACCGCGCCACATATGCAGCGCTCTCGAAAGTAACATCGCCAATAACGCAATGCCCATAGCCCCATATATCGTCAAGAGTATCACTAGAGTATAAATCACCAGAATCCGTGGTAGAATGAAGGACTTTGTCCGCGAAATCAACGCCAAAAATACAGGCGTGATAGTGAGGCCGACGAGTCCGCTCACCATATTCACCACATGCGAAAAATCTGACTCCATTTCCATACCTCTTTCGTAGACGTTTCATGAAGAGAGTAAAATCACGAGGAACCAAGGTAGGTTCCTTATCACCGAAAGGTAAATCACAATCACGATAGGTGAGAGTAATAAAGGCTGAATGCTCAGACATCTGACGCTCATGATCACAACGCACAGCCCATTGCCGAGAACGCTCCAATCGGCATCCAATACAATGCCCACAAGGAACAACAATATGACCACGTTTAGTGGTCTGACGCTTAAGCGATAGGGGCTTATAACAGGGCACGTGTTCTCCTTAAAAAAAAAGCCCGGCCAAATGGCCGAGCTTTCCTAGCACAAAGGCTATGGTTCACAGACGAATGCCACCGCGGCGGACGACCGACCGATTTCGCCGGTTGACACGTCCGCCTTTGCGAAAATTCCGCTTCGACTGGGACTTGTTCATACGCTTGCGATACGCCATAATTACCACCTTCCTTCATTGTCATACGTTTTATCAGCCGGGAACTCCCAATTAGAAGTTCGCGGGGGGACACCCTTGCCCCGCGTCTTGAGACGAGGAGGACCTTGCCGCCTGTCTCCTCCACGTAACATACGCAAAGCGCCGATTCCTGGCAACTGAATTCCAAGCATCTTCATCCAATGCTCGATATCGCCGCCTACGCCTTGATAGAACTGAGATTCCGAAGCATCACGAGACAAAGAATAAGCCGAAGAAGCGCGCTCATTGCGCTTAATGTCACGCTCGATTCCCATAGTCTCGATAACCTCATCCAAATGACGCCGTTGAATATCCGATAAATCTGCCTCCTGACGCAGCCTATAAAGCTGCTCACGAATGGTATCGACTTGCTCCGCTTGAGTCTTGAGCTTAATAGCTCCTTCCAACTCCTTCAATGCGGCTCCAGAGTTGATATCACGTACCTGCGCATCCACGAGCCTATCCTGGTTACGCATCTGATGCATCTGAATAGCAGCCTCTGTAGCACGAAAATTACCAGCCTGAGGCGAGGGTACTGGGGCAACTTGTGCTCCATGTCCCCCAGTAGCAGATAATACAGGGTTAAGACCCGCAGAACGCAAATCAGCCACCTCTCGCTGATGTGCAGTAGACGCCATCTCACGATTGCGGTCATGGGAACGCTCTCCTTGCCACATGTTAAACGCAGATGTAATAAGGCCTTCGGCAAGATCACCTGCCGCAGCTGCTCCAGCAAGTGCCAGGGGGCCGGGCATTAGAGCCTCTCCAGGCCGGGCACCGCATACACAGGCATGCAACGAGCATGTTTGAGATGTATATAGCAGTCCAACAGAATGTGCGGTTCAGACGGAACAGCTACCACCCTATCAATGGGTGGTGCGTCCGTAATAAAAGCGTTGTCCAAAGAAGGAGGAGCAGTAAAGTTGAGAGCCAAATGCCAGCTATCCAATGTGCCAGTGTAGTTGGACCGAAAAGGACCCGTGACAGAAGACGGAAAATACCTGTACTCCGCATAGCGCTCCTGATAACCGAATACACGATTCGCCTCAAAGCCATCATCCGCATAGTAAATCTCCTTGAGGTAGACAGGCTGCTCGCCTAGATGCATAAGTTCCGGCAAAGCAAAATCGAAACGAGTAGAACGGGACCACATCTTACGAAGTCCCTGTTGGTAGGTAATGTCCGCACGAACATTCACCAATCCGATGATATATCCGTACTCCACAAACGACCTCACAAAACCAGACCGACCCGCGGCCGTTCCATAAGCAGCAAGATTACCCTGCACATTACGGCCGGTAGGTGTACTAGTATTAGACGTGGAAGTCTGAGCCACAGCGGAGATATTGATACGCTCCGAGGAACCGCCAAGATACTCGGGACGCTGAAGACGCTCATCCGTGGGGGAAACACCCCAACGAGCGCGCAACTGCTCAGTATACCGAGTACCGCCACGCGCATCGCGCTCCAGAACATGTTGAAAAGCAATGGACTCCCTAAGGTCATTGATAGTAATAGATGTAGCCGATGCAAGATCCGCAATCATGCCGGACAAAAGAGGGTTGGTGCTCAAACCAAGAGTCTGGTCACCACCGGGTGCTCCAGTAGCAGGAAAAACGGAACCCGGCTGCGTATTATCCGCATCCGAAGAAACCGCCAGATGACCGTTGGCACCGGTAACATCGGTGAAACCGAGACCGAAATTGGTAGTACCGTTGATAAAAGCAATGGTAGTTCCATTGCCAATGACAGGAGCCGAAGTGCCAAGAGGAAGGAACACGTCATCGCCCTTCTGAGCGAAGGGAAGAGCCGAAGTAAAATAGTCATGCCGCTTACCGCGATTCATGAGGGTATACATCCCGATAGTATCCGGTCCGTCACCCCGGTCAAAGGGTATCTGATTCTGCAAATTCTCATCGCGGAACCACTCATTCCAAATCATGTTGTATGCACGAAGAGGCAGAGCGTTGATACGCTCATCGCTGGGCATATCGACCTTAGTCGGAAGACCCATGTAATCGAAGATAGACCCCTGAGAAAAAGTGAGAGGGTCACCGGACAAGCACGGAACCTCATAGTCAATGGAATCGCCCGGGTCATCCTGGGCGCCATTGAACCGTTCCCAATTATCCCAAATGATGCGAGTGGGAACGAAGAAGAAAAACGTGTCCAAAAACATGTTATCCATGGGAGGACGAAGAAGCGTGTTGATCCGAGCGAGCATCCGAGATTGGAGATTCATGGTATCTCCAGGCAACACTTCATCCACCAAAAAGGGTATCAATTGACCGCCGTCAAAGGCAGTCTTGTACCCATGCGAACGGTCGAAAGAAGACC